CCACGCACCCAAAACATTTTTGAGTTCAAAGCCCCGCAACTCCTCAGCGGTAAAGTCACGCCCACGCCACATTTGAAGATCCTTACGGAGCGTAGATTTCTCTGCCAAGGTGAGGGTAAAACTCTTGGCAATTGACAATGGGCGGCCATCCTGAGTCAGGAGGGGGGTACCCTTGTCATCCTCGCTATGGATTTCAAACTGAATCATGACCTTGGGTAGGTACTTCTCCTTGCCCATGTACTCTGACTTCTGAGTTCCTTGATCGATAATCCGATAGCACCTCGCAAGGTGCATTCCCGCCGGCACGGCAACAAAATCACCGGAATCTTTAGCCACTAGTCCCATAATTTTTCTCCTTTTTTAGTCCACATTCGTACCTGATAATTTCCCAATCTTCATCGGTTGCTTGGCCATTCTTGGCTCTCGCCAGGGCTTCCTCGCACCGCTGCATACGCTCTACCATCAACTGTTGAACCCATTCCATATCCATATAAACCTACCTTTCCGAAGTTGTACTACATCCCAAATTTACCAAATTTAAGTCCAACATACAACAAGTTTGTATTTTTTTTGGGTTAATGTACTATCCAGTTAAATTACATGGAGGGCGAAATGACCTTGCAGGACTACTTTAAGGACAAAAAACGGGGGGCAAAGGATGCTTTATCCAAGGAGCTAGGCATCAGCCGAACCTGGATGAGCCAATTAATCCAAGGCCGACAGGTCTGCTCCCCCGAACTAGCCGTGGAGATCGAAAGACTCACGGTTGGGGCGGTAACCCGAAAGGATTTGCGCCCCGATTTATTCGGGGAGGTCGCATGATTTGGTACAAGTTCTACCTCGCTGATTACATCACCGATACCCATCATTTGTCGGATGCGGAGGATCTTGCCTATCGGCGTTTGATCGATATGTACTACATGAGCGAAAAGCCAATCCCATTGGAAACCGATTCGGTTTCCCGTAAGGTCAGGCTTGACTCCGACATAGTTGAGTCAGTACTAAAAGAGTTCTTTGAACATACCCCTGAGGGGTATCGACATAGTCGTTGCGATAAGGAAATTGCTAAATATCAACATCAAGTGAGCATGAATCGTAAGTTGGCAGAGCGAGGCGGGAGGCCGAAGAAAACCGAATCGGATACCGAATCGAAACCCAATGGTTTACCTAATCAGATATCAGATATCAGAATAAAGAATAAAAACACTATGTCGGCAAAGCCGACCCGCTTCGATGAGTTTTGGCAGACATGGCCATCAAGCAAGCGCAAGGTAGGGAAGTCCGCTTGTGAGGCGAAATGGAAAAAACACGGCTTGGACTCCCTTGCCGATCAGATCATTTCTAATGTCCAAAACCTGAAGGCTTCCGATCAATGGCGGGAGGGGTTTGAACCCGCACCCTTGACCTACATCAACCAAAGGCGTTGGGAAGATGGAACCACCGAAACTTTCACCCGGAGGGCAAAGTGATTGGTGAAGAGGGGCTAATTCGCATGAGAACGGCTCGTAAGAGGCCAAAAGCGGTATGGGTATGGGTAGGTATCAACCGATCCCCATGGGCGGCTCTATGGGTCAATTACAGCGATTTGTGGGCGCACCCCGAAGTCTGCATCGAGCCGAAAGACAGAATCGACTCCCTTGACCTCCGTTTTTTGGTCGGATTGCAAGTCCATATCGATGGCGATGACACCACGGAACGGCTGTTTGCGGCACATCTTGCCGCTTTGAAAGCCGGTGCGAAGGAGGTTTTTACCTTGCATAAAGGAGAATTAATTTTTGACAAAGGGGAGGAATATGCAATTTCTTGATCCGGATGACATTGACTTTTCTGCCTACCTCAAGGCCACGGACTCAGCGCAGAAGGTCAAGGAAGCCGGGGTGTACCTTACGGAACTGATGGATGAGGTTTTAAACCCCAACAAAGACCCGATCATCCAATTGCCGTGGGCGAAAACCCACCAAGATTTTTCCTTTAGGCCGGGGGAGGTGACCTTGTACGCGGGGTCGAATGGGGGCGGCAAGTCCCTGATCACCGGCCAAATTGCCTTGCATTTGATCAGGCAGCAACAAAAAGTGTGCATTGCATCATTTGAGATGAAGCCCAAACGGTCATTGGAGCGGATGCTCAGGCAGTTTTCGGGGGAGAACATTCATAAACCTCGATACATGGATAAAAACAAGTACATCGAAGAAATCGTTACTAGATTACGGACATTCAGTAACAAATGTTTATGGTTCTACGATCAACAGGGCACGGTTTCAGCCGACCAAGTGATAGCGGTAGCCAGATATTGCGCCATTAAACTTGGGGTAACCCACTTTTTCATCGACTCCCTGATGAAGTGCGTTCAAGGCGAGGATGACTACAACGGTCAAAAGTCGTTTATTGATGAGCTCTGCTCTCTCGCGCGGGATCAAAACATCCACATTCACCTAATTCATCACATTCGCAAACTCAGCAATGAGGAGGCAACTCCAAATAAGCACGACATCAAGGGCACCGGAGCCATTGCAGACCAAGTTGACAATGTGTTTATGGTTTGGAGAAACAAGAAGAAAGAGCATCAGTTGTCTGCCGGGAATTCTGTAGACCCGCAAACCAACGATGCAATGTTGATGTGCGAAAAGCAAAGGAACGGCGAATCAGAGGATTGGTACTCGCTTTGGTTTCATAAAGACTCCCAACAGTTTGTAGACCAATGGGATGGCGCACCGATATCTTTTGATAACCAACCAAGGTTTTAACTCATGATTGAAATAACACTTCCTTGGCCACCTTCAGTTAACACCTATTGGCGGATGTTTAAAAATCGAATGATCATCAGCGAGCCAGGCCGCAGATATCGAGTGGCGGTTGCTGAACAGGTTTTCTTGCAGACCCGTGGAAAGTCTACGGTTGGTAAGTTAAGGGTCACGATTGAGGCTTGGCGGCCGGATAACCGGAGGCGCGACTTAGACAATCTTTTAAAGGCGGTCTTGGATTCTATGGGCCATGCGGGTTTATATATCGATGACTCCCTCATTGTGGATTTAAGAATCTATTGGGCATCAGATATTGGCGGGATGTTGAAAATAAAAATTGAGGAACTTGAATGAAGCGATTACATGGTTGGGCAATAAAAATGAAAAACGGTGGCTTTGTTCAAAACCAAAACCGCGAGTATTGGGAGGCCGACAGAACGATAGTGTTCCGTACAAAAAAGCAAGCAGAGAGCTGGTTGGCGAGCAATGAGTTTTGGAACCCAAAGGCATCCGTTGCAAGAGTAACTTTAACTGTAAAGGAGTATGGAGAGTGAGCCAAGAAGATAATCAAAACAGAGACCCGCATCGAGCGGTCGATTACATCATTGCAAATGCGAAGAAGTTTGCGAATGCAAAAGCCAACCGAATTTATATTGAGGAGTATCGCAAGAGTCTCAAGTCGATTCTAATGAAGAGAAGCCTTGAGGAAAGCCTTGGGGCGCAAGAGCGTGAGGCGTATGCCCATGATGAGTACAAACAATTACTTCAGGGGCTACGCGAGGCCGTAGAAATTGAAGAGAAGCTCCGGTGGGAACTGATTGCTGCCCAAGCCCGCGTTGAGATTTGGAGAAGCGAGCAAGCCAACCTGAGGACTGAGGGAAGAGTCACTTTATGACACCTGAAATCGAAGAAGGCGACTGGGTTTTGGTTTGCGAAACCAACGAAAAAGGTCGTGTGACAGAGGTCTTCGATGAAGGAGAACGGTTCTTGCTTCACATCCCGGCTAACGATAAGTGGCCATTTCCTAAAAGAATGCACGTAATGATTGAAAAGATTAGAAAAATAAAGCCACCGAAAGAAGAAAAGCCTGAGTTGTATTGGGAACAACCAAAACTTTTGTAAGGAGAAGTAAATGAAAAAAACATTAATGGCAATTCTTTTTTTACCAAGTATGGCAAGCGCCGAATTTCTAACCGGTAACGATTTGTTATCAAGAATGAATAGTGAGGAAGTAGTTCAAAGGATGTTTGCATTGGGTTATGTGGCCGGGGTTAGCGATGCTCAACAGCACGTTTTTAGTTGCCCCCCATCGGGCGTAACCAATGGTCAGGTCAGGGATGTCGTAAGAAGTTACATCGAGGCTAACCCTAGCATACGCCACAAGACCGCAGACATGTTAGTTACCGATGCGCTTAAACAGGTATGGCCATGCGCGAACAGAAATAAAAGTAGGGGCGGGGTATAAAAACAACTGGAGGAGCATCATGGATCTTGATTACCACGAAATGGATATGCAACTTGCTTCAGCAAATAGTCGAATTAAGGAACTAGAGGCATTGTTGGATACAAAAAGAAAACAAATAATTGAGTGGCAGTCATTGGCTCAGAAACAAAGAAACAATGAAAGTTTATGGAAGCCACCCATGACTGCGTTTGGCCATGAGATGCAGAACGCCCTTCGAGATATTCATGCCGCTCTTTTGGACAACAAATGAAATATTTATCGGTTTGTAGTGGCATTGAAGCGGCCACATCGGCGTGGCATCACATGGGTTGGGAGCCGGTCGCTTTCTCTGAGATTGATGCCTTCCCATCTGCGGTGCTCAAACACCATTACCCGACAGTCCCGAACCTTGGGGATATGTCCAAATTTAAGGAGTGGAATCTTGGAACAATTGACCTTCTTGTCGGGGGAACCCCCTGTCAGTCCTTCTCTGTCGCCGGACTCAGAAAAGGATTGGATGACCCGCGTGGCAACCTCATGCTCACCTTTGGTGCCATTGCTCGCCACCTCTCTCCCCGTTGGTTGGTTTGGGAGAATGTGCCTGGGGTCTTGTCGTCTAACGGAGGAAAAGATTTTGGTGCCTTCCTCGGAATGTTGGGAGAACTCGGGTATGGGTTCGCCTACAGAGTTCTTGACGCTCAGTACTTCGGAGTGGCACAAAGACGCCGCCGTGTGTTCGTTGTCGGATGTCTTGGAAACTGGCGAGATGCCGCAGCGGTTCTTTTTGAGCTCGCAAGCCTGTCGGGGAATCCTCCGCCGCGCAGAGAAAAGAGGGAAGGAACTACCGCCGGCTCTCCAACAAGCCCTCAGTACGGCGGCTCAAACAGAGACACCGCCGACACAGTTACAAGCAAATGGGCTAAGGGATCTGGAGGACCAGCCGGAAATGAGTGCGGACTCTTTGTAGCCCAACCCATTGATGTTCCGGAGGTGATGTCCACTTTACTTTCCTCTACGGCGGGGGTATCGAGGCCGGGGAATGCCTCTACGGAGCATGAAACCTATATCCCGGTTGCTTACCGGAAGTCAAAGCGAGCTCAAAGTGCGGATGATGATGAGTCTTGGGTTCAGGATGGGGTAGCCAACACGATCAATCTATTTGATCAAGGGGACATCCGAACCACCCATGCGGTAGTGCAGACAATCCCGATTCATGACAAGGCTACCCGGCACCAAGGCGGGGGCGATACCCGTAACGGAGATGGATCGGGCAACGGTTTGGGGGTAGGGAAACCGGGCGACCCATGCCCGACCCTGACCGCGGGCGATAAACACGCTATCGCCTTCACCTCAGAACAAACACCGAAGGTGAGCTCTGACCTTGCCCACACCTTGACCAATACCACCTTTAAGCACAATCAGATGGTTGCGTTTTCTTCAAATATGAGCGTTCCGGACTGCCAAATTGATGTCTCCCCAACCCTAAAGTTGGGAGGCAAAAGGGGTGGCAATCCGCCGGCCATAGCCTTTAATGGGGATCAGTCCGAAAAGACCCGTAGCATGGGCGAGTCGATAGAGCACACCCCCACCCTACGAGCAGATGGCCCTTGTCATGTGGCCACTATGGCTTTGGGAACGGACTGTTATAACGGGGCCATAACCGGCGATGTGGCGGCTACTATGGGTACGCCGGGATCAAGCGTTAATGCAAGTGGCCCAACTGTCATGCAATCCATGGCGGTACGCCGGCTGACCCCGCGGGAGTGTGAGCGCCTCCAAGGCTTCCCGGATGATCACACCCTGATACCCTGGCGGGGCAAGGATGCGCCCCAATGCCCGGATGGGCCACGCTACAAGGCTTTAGGCAACTCAATGGCAGTCCCGGTCATGCGGTGGATCGGGGAGCGGATAAGGATGGTCGATGAACTACCGAAATAAGCCTCTTTTGGAGGTCGTGCGGGATGCCCCGTGCCAGCTTTGCGGGGCACAGGATGGAACCGTGGTGGCCGCCCATAGCAATCAGCAAAGGGATGGCAAGGGCACCGGAATAAAGGCTCACGACTACCGGATAGCGGCTCTGTGCTACGGGTGCCATATGCAACTAGACCAAGGCTCCAAGATGAGCAAGGAGGATCGGGTGGACATCTGGGAAATGGCGCACCGCAAGACGGTGGGGTGGCTATTTGAGAACGACCGGCTAAAGGTAATACCCGACTAAAACCTAGGGGTTATTATAAAAAAGTGTTTACAGATAATTTAAGTATCCCTTACATTATCACTACGGTCAGCGTGACCGGTTAGGAAAGAAAAGGAAAGCAAAATGAACAATGACATCGTTACCACCAACATCGACCGCTTAGGTCTTCTGCTCGCTGAGATTGATCGCCTTACCAAAGAGGCAGATTGCATCAAAGATGAATTAAAAGATGTTGCTACCCTCCCCAACGGTTCCAAAGAATTTATTGGCAATCTCTTCCGTGCAATAGTTATTGAGTCGGATCGTAAGACAACCGACTACAAAAAACTTATCGGTGATCTTGGTATTGCATCAGATGTAGTTGCAAAGTACACCAAGACATCTGCCGTGTTTTCTGTCAAAACAACCGCACGATAAGGAGATAGTCATGACAATTACATTTGTTCACATTAAAGATGTCACACCACGCTCTACCCGTGTGTATTCGCAAGAAGAATTGCATTCAGCATTTGATCGTGTGAAGAACAAGGAGCATTGGAAGTTACCTATTCAATGCACTATTGACTACAAAGATCAAGAAGATATTAATTTGATCATGGAGGCGGTAATTCACTTCACGGGAGCGGTGCCTAACTTCGATGTTTATCAATTAAAGAGTGGCAAGAAAAGAGTAAGGATTTTTGCGGTTGGTTATTACTACGCAATGGGAGAATAACAATGATCAAGAAGGGCGACATCGTAAAGATTAAACCTGAGTGGCAAGATCCGGGTGATGACAAATGCACCTTTATTGCTACGGAAGATCAGACTGAAGATAGCCCAAGAATTACGATCCGTGCAGAAATTGGTTGGAGCATTAATCCAACCTACCGTGTAGACATCGATATGTTAGATTTAAATAACTGAGGAGAATATTATGAAAGAGCAATTAGCAATCAAAGGTTTGAAAACTTGGACAACTCATGAGGGTGGTGGTTATCAATTTAACCTTTACCGTAACAACAAAAAGGTTGCATTTGTACATGAGGCCGGTGTCGGTGGTTGTTTGGACATTGATTGGTCGGATGCACAATCCAAAGCAGATATTGAAGCATATGTGAAGACTCTTCCAAAGATTGAAATGAAGGATCTTCCGGAGGGTTGCGAACCCGTTGTGTTAGATGTTTCCGTAGATTTGTTTTTGGAAGAGTTAGTAACGGAATATGAGTGGGAAAAGAAACTCAGTCGGTACCGCAAGCAAAACACGCTTTTCCGTATGCTTGGTGATCCGGAGAATTCGTTTAGAACTTTGAAGACTTTAGATTTATCAAAGGCCAAGGAATTCTTGGATAAGAATTATCCCAACCAATATACTTTTGTGTGAGGTGACTTATGAGCAAGGGATGGGTTGTTGAGAAATTTGAGAAAGAAAAGGACTCCGAAGAGGTGTTCTTTTCTTGGGAGAAGGGGGAGGTCTTGGAGAAGGCCGATGAGTTAAACGAAACCGCCCCTATCGGGACATGGTACGGATGGAGGATGAATCGATGAGCAATGTAATTAAACTCAGGAAACCGGTGGATTTCCATCAGGCATCCAACCTGATGGCCAATGGCCATTTAGGTGGGTTTGCGGAGTCGCTTGCCCTTACATGGTTTAGGGCAGACTCAGTCAACCGGGAGAAGATTCAATCGACTTGGCCTGATTTATTTATCCGTGCGTTTGAAATCTTTGAGGAGCGGGACAAATGATCCTTGCCTACTGTGACTACATATCCCACATCATCCAAAAGAACCTAAAGAGGAACGATCAGGATGCCATGATCGACTCCGTAGGGAAGGTTCAGTTCGACCTTGATCGGGATGGATCTTATTTATCCACTAGGAAAATTATCAATGTCGTGGATAAGCACGGCACCGCATACACGATTACAATAGAGGAAAAGCGCGATGAGCATAAGATTTGAAACCGACCGGATGCCCAACAAGATCATGCTTTTGGATCAGGCGGCCGGGGTCGGGATTGAGTTTGAACCCGGAAGTTTGGCCGAAACCCAATTCTTACATTTCTGCGATAAATTGTGGATGCATGGCCTCCAAACCGGTGTTGATGCGATGGTTCCATCAAGGGTTAAGATCATGGAGGTGACCCCCACGGGGGTAGAGCAAGTCTAAAAGAGGGGTGAACCGGAGCACCTAAAGACTCCGGTACCAATACGCATGGGGGTACTTGCCTCCATACGCATGGGGCGGGAACAAAAGGATTCCGGCAATGTGGGGTTCGGTTGTTGTACACACCCGCCCCACCAACTTAGGGGGTGTCAAGTAGGCAACAGAGGATGTGGGATACCGGAGTTTTTCCTACTTTCCATCCGGTCTAGTCAAACCACCAAATCTGCCCCCGCCCGACTCAGTAGCGAGAAATTAGGATAGGTACTAGACTTTTAGCCTCCTCCATTCGATTGGATTAAGGGTCATGCCTGAAACTCGAACAACTCGTAAACGAATCGAAACCCAATCGGAAACCGATTCGGTTTTCACCCAAGCGGAGCCTAATGCCGCCAAGCCGAAACATCCGGGTGGTCGCCCGACAAAATATGATGAAGCCTTGGCCGCAGACCTTTGCACCAGAATAGCAAATGGAGAGGCTCTAAGACAGATATGCCAAGAAGAAGGTATGCCGGTACAGAGTACTGTCTACCTTTGGCTGTCCCGATTTCCAGAGTTTTCGGATATGTACACGAAGGCAAGGGAGGATCAGGCCGATACCCTTGCTGATGAGATTCATGCCATAGCGGATCAGATGCCTATGGAGAAGATAGATAAGGAGGGCAATACCTCTTTTGACTCTGCCTACATCAATTGGATGCGCCTGAGGATAGATGCCCGTAAGTGGACTGCCTCAAAGTTAAAGCCCAGGAAGTACGGCGACCGGATGGAGTTGGCCGGGGACAAGGACAACCCGTTGAAGGTAGAGGCTTCCATAGAGGCCAAAGGATTGTTTGACAGCTTGCTGCAAAACCTAGAACTCAAGAAACAGGCGGCTCAATGACCGACCAAGAGATTGAGGATGCAATCCATGAGATCCACCCCGACATCAAGGTTGGGGGGTTTGAGCTCCTGGTTGGCCGGCTAATCGCCATGAGGCAGAGGGAGAAGTGCGCTGCGGTGGCAGAGATTCCCCATATGACACCAGCAGACATAGCCCGCGTTATCAGGAATGGATGAAGTTCTTGAGATCCTTAAGGACCCGGAAACTCAGGCCAAATTCGCTCAACTCAAGCCTGAGGATCAGGTCGCCTGGGCTTGGAGGGCTAACTGGATATCTAAGGCGCATAGGCACCAGGTTATCCCGGTTGGGGATTGGTGGACGATATGGCTTATGCTCGCCGGCCGCGGTGCCGGCAAGACCAGGACGGCTGCGGAGCAAGTGGGGTGGTGGGCATGGCAGGAAAAAGGCACTCGCTGGCTGGTCGGCGCACCAACCTCCTCAGATGTCAGAGCAACTTGTTTTGAGGGGGACTCAGGGCTTTTATCAGTTATACCCAGTTCACTTGTGGCAGATTACAACCGCGCCTTCCATGAGCTTAAATTGATTAATGGCTCCCTGATCAAAGGCATTCCAGCTTCGGAGCCAGAGCGGTTCCGGGGGCCACAGTTCCACGGGGCATGGCTAGATGAGCTGGCCGCTTGGGACTACCTCGATGAGGCTTGGGATCAGATCATGTTCGGGGTGCGATTAGGCAAGAAGACCCGGATTATCTGCACGACAACCCCTAAGCCTAAAGACCTGATCGTGGATCTAGTGGGGCGGGAGGGCAATGATGTGGTGCTGACTACCGCCTCAACCTACGACAATCTGGCCAACCTGGCCCCCTCCTTTCAAAAGCAGATCCTCCAATATGAGGGCACTAAGCTGGGCAGGCAGGAGATCTACGCTGAGATCATCGACCCGGAGGAGTCTGGGATCGTCAAGCGGGAGATGTTCAAGCTCTGGCCGGCACAGAAAGCCTTCCCCAAATTTGAGTACATCATTCAGTCTTATGACTGCGCCTATACGGAAAAGACCATCAACGACCCGACCGCCTGCATTACTTGGGGGGTGTTCAAGCCCGTGGATGGCCCGATGTCGGTCATGGTGATCGACTGCTGGCAAGACCGCCTGCAATACCCAGACCTCAGGCCAAAGGTCATTGAGGAGTACGACACCGTCTTCGGTGAGGGTAAGGAGAGGAAGCGGGTAGACCTGATTTTGGTTGAGGACAAGTCGGCTGGCATCAGCTTGATCCAAGACTTGCAGCGGGCGCACCTGCCGGTCAGGGCATATAACCCAGGGAACGCGGATAAGGTTCAGCGCCTCAATATCGTGTCTAACATCATCGCTCGAGGGCGGGTGTGGATACCGGAGAGCACGGTCAGAGAAGGCTATGTCCGGGATTGGGCTGAGCCGTTTGTCTCACAGATATGCTCCTTTCCTGAGTCCACTCATGATGACTTTGTGGATGCCTGCACCCAGGCGCTGCGGTTCCTGCGGGATGCCGGCTGGCTTGAGATCGACCCGCCGCCTCAGGAAGACTACGACGAGGAAGACTACATTGACTCAGGCGCATGGAAGAAGAGGGAGAATCCATATGCATCCTGAGTGGCAAGCAATTGATGAAGGCGGGACAATCTCGCTTATCACTTTATCGGTGCATCAATGAAGCCTGATCTCAAACTCAAAGCCTGGTACGAAAGCCAAATGGCAGGCGGCGGTATTGCTAAGAAGACAGCCAAGG